CATGAAACCCACTTGGGTTGCTGCTTACGATAGTACCCCGTACACATCTGGGATTTGTCCCAGTCTTTGACAAATTGTCCGTTGACCAGCATTTAGCGTCTCCTGTCAGTTAAAAACAACAATAGCGTAGACACACAGGCAGGCTACGTATAGCACCGCAAGAAAGGCCAGCCAGTTCAGTAGCAGATCGATTCGCATTCTTGGTGCCTCGGTAAGTTGCGTAGGTGAAATGCGTAATCTGGCTCGTTCTTGAGCGCGGCGTTTCTTATTCTTTCTTCATTGGTTTGGGGTCTTTTTCTAGGACCCGGTTCTTTGCCCGACAGGCTGTACGTCATGTACATCTTTGCTTTAGTCCCGTCCATCGGGATCTCTCTGCGCAGCAGCACGCCATCAAAGTAGAACTTTCGTAAAGCGTTTTTAATTGCACCCAAAGTCATGTCGGGTATAAAGATTTTTGCTGCCGGCAACTCGCCGTGTTCTTTTAAGTAGTCAAGTATTGGGTGTGTCACTTGGGTATTCCTTTAGAAGAATTTGGTCGTAAAGCTTTTGTAGATCATGAATCCAGTCTTGCAGTGCATCTAGTTGCAGTAGCCGATACGCATCATTGAAATCCGGTTTGATAACCACCACGCCTTCTCCTTCTCGCGTGTCCCATTTCAAGTTAATCATTGTGTGTTTCATATTAAAGCCTCGGGTACGTTAGATAGATCCAACTTGGGTTTACGTTTGCGTTTGATTTTCTGCACGATGTGCGGGTATGGCGGCATATGCCAGACCCACCGGACCACCTTGCCTTCGTCGTCAAGGATTCCGTATCTCATTTTCTACAGGTCCTTTAAACATAGCCGCCCAAAAATTGTCCAGTATCTTTGCCTTAACCTCTTCGCGCCGGTCCTCGGGTATGTCTTTGACCGACTCGTTGAGCGCATCAAGCACCGATTGAATCATCTGTTGTGGGGTAATGATTGCGCTCATGACTTCTCCTCGTCTTCCATGTCCTTGAGCATTTGATTCAACACAAACATCTTCTTCATTTTCTCCACACTTTGCGCGTGAAGAATGTCCATTACTTCACTCAAGGCTTCGTTCGCCCCGTACAATTCTTTAATTTCGTCTTTGATTTCTTCTTTGGTTTTCATGTGTTTTTTTCCTTAAATTTTCTAAACTTCATAAGTATTACCTACCCAATTTACATCCCAAGTTATTTTCTCTTTGACCAACATAACCCCGGCACGTAGTAGTCTGTCGAAGTGGTCATCCGTTAAGGGCGTGTCCTCGGCGTACTGCGTCCAGTCAGGGCAAGTGATAAGTTTCACATCATCAAAGATGTGTCTGTCTGAAGGCTCGAACGGAATGGACATTACGTCTCCCGCATAAGCAACTACGCCTAGCCATTGCCCTACGGTTGATCGGCTCCGTTTGCGTCCCATCATTTAACTCACATCACGATATTTTCGATTCATTTCGTAGCTCCGAGTATTCCTTCCATACAGTAATGGCGGATCTCCATCCGCTTCTTGAGTACCTCTTCTTGCGTGCCCTCTGCTGCTAAGTTCTGAAGTTCGCGTGCAGCGTTGTATACGTTGACGATTGCTTCTGCTAGTTCTTGAGTCATGCTATTTTGTCCTTGAATCCACTTGTGTTTAATCGCTTAAAGCAAGCCTCGCATTTCCACCTGAACCCTTTACCGCTTGATATCGGTACTTTGTGGCTTGCCGGGTTCACCCTGCACTGTTGGCAGTTTTGGGTCATTTTTTTTCACCATTTATACGAATTGTCTGCTTCGACAATTGCTTTTGATATTTCCCACGCAGATCGAGCGGCGCTTGCTTTAGTTTGGTCTTTATCCTGTACTAACAAAGCAAACGCGGTGTATAAAGCCGGAGAATTATGCACATCATCCAAAGCATGTTTAACGTCTTCTATGTTATCTGCAATACGGGTAAGTACTTCATGTAACTGTTCAAATTGCGTATCGTTCATTTCCAGCTTCCTCCACGTGCAGTCATCTGACCGGCTAAATAAGCAGCTTTGTACGCACCATCGTTAGTGTTGGCCCGCATGAGTTGTTCTTTGAGATATTTAATCTCAACCTGAGATTGTTCGTTTGCTGTTTTCCATGCAGCCTCCCATGCGTCCCACATTGGCGCTTCTAGTGTGTTGTAGCTACCCGCCGGGGTGTTTTTACCGTGAGCAATTTCCCACCACTCACGCCAAGCTTCAGACATTTTGTTCTTCATTTACACTCTCCGAGTATTTAGCCCAAACCTCTTTGGGCATTTCGATTGTCATTACGCGGTAGCCACAAGGGCATACACGCCTGCGTTCCACCCAGTGAAAATCTTTTACAGTGTCTTTCCACTGCCGGGTATCTTTAGTTCTCATTGATTCAAAGCACTCTGGACATTTCATAGGTACACGTGCGAGATCCAGTCAGTCTCTGGGTTCTGCGCATACATCATTTCGTGCCGCACTTTGGCACCAATCAGTTGCAGTTCTTGCAGAGTCTTGGTCTTACCACCATAGGTCACCCACTCCTTGGGGTTTTTTACGTGCGGCACATACATCGCGATCCCGTGCATGAAGCACGGTTGCAAGGTCGTTTCAAGTTCTGGTTTAGTTTTGGATTTAGCTTTCATGCAGTCCTCAGTGTTTAGGGTTAAATTCACAAGACGTAACAACACACCACGGGCAGAGCGGCGTCTGCCGTGGATTCCAAACATCGTTCTCAAACGCAGCCTCGAGGCGCGCAACCCGCTCGCGGTACGCCCACCATTCTTTCTCTGACTGATCTCGGTCCATCGACATCGTGACCATGTCGTTCTTCACAACAAACAACAGCGCCGACTTCACTTGGCGGATATGCGGGAAGTGGATAAACACCATGAGTGACATCAGCTTTAGCTGATCAGTGTCCGGGTAGCGATTGTTTCCGGTCTTGTAGTCGGCCACCCATGCAGTTAGGTCGTCATCGTCCACGATCAGCAAATCAGCGATCCCGCGTGCCCACATGTTGTCCGCAGCCCATGCGCAGGGTTTTAGGTCACTAGTGACTGCCATCTGGTACTCGGTCAGCTTGCGCCCGGGCTTGGTCATCAACGCATCGAGCACAGGCTGAATAAACTCAAAGTGCGCCGGCAACGGTGTGCCGTGCGCTACGTAAAACTCCGCTGCGGTGTGTAGTTCCTTGCCATATAGCGTTGCCTGCGTGTCCGTGAACGGATAGTTCTTAAGTACTTTGACTTCATGGTAGCGGCGCGCGCAGCCCTCGAAATCTTTGAGGCTGGAGTGACTCCATGTGACTTTCTTCTCGATCATTGCTTGGCATCCCCATAACGTAAACTCGTACCGCCGTCAGCAGCCAGCGGTATCCCCGGCATGTAGGACGGCTCCATTGTCATCTGCTCCAGCACCCAGTCGAGTGCCTCTTGGGCTTCATCCTCGGGCGCTAGTGCGATCAATTCGTCATGTACTGTGCCAACCACAGGGTAGCGTCTAGATACGCGCAGCATGCCGTCTGTCATCACGATCCGCGCCAGTGCTTGGGTGATGTTGTTGGTGATTTTGCCTGCGTAAAGCTTCGTTGCATCCTTGCCGTACACCCAGTTGCCGTCTTCATCCTTGCGCAAGTTGGGGTAGCGGATCTTCATGCCGTTGGGTAGCTCGATCTCGCCTTTGCGGAAAGTCAAGCATTTGTATGTGTACTCTTTACCTTCAACTAAGCAGTCCACCATCAGCTTCGTACACAGCGCCCACAGACCAACCACCGGGTAGGCAGTAGCCCGGTACGTGTCGATGATCTTCTTGGCCGAGACTGCGTGATTTACCAGTTCTTCCATCGTGCATGTGTGTGGAATGTCCAGCAGGCGGGTCTCGGTTTCGCGCCATGAAACAAAATCACTGACGAACTTTTTATTAACCCCAAGCTGTTTGCCAAACGCCATCTTGTACCGGATCGGCGGTGCCCCAAGGAACCCCACCATTAGCTGCGACGCGAACGATGCCCACCCGAGGCCGTACCCGCACCCAAGCAGCGCGGACTTGGCCGACTGACGCAGGTCAGGGTGGGACTCTTTAGTCATGCCGGGGATGTTGAACATCTGCGCACCGAACGCTGCGTATGGGTCTGCGCCTGAACGAAAAATGTCCAGCATGTCTTCGTAGTCTGAGAGCCATGCGAGCACGCGCGGCTCGATCTGGGACAGGTCACCTACTACTATCGTGTGGCCCATCGGCGCTAGTATCGCCTTGCGCAAGAAACTCCCGCGCTTTAGGTTCTGCATGTTGATCGCACTGCCCTTGGATGCCGTCCAGCGCCCCGTAGAGGCTCCGTAATAGCTCAGCGGTACAGGCAGAGGCCCACGCTTACTAATGTCTAGGAACCGCTGCGCACGGGTGCGCTCGGTCGTGCTCTTCACTTTCAGCCTAGCCTCGCAAAGCAGCGCGGCTGCTTCGTTCTCGCCGTTCATGATCGCTTGGAACATGGCGTCATTCTTGGCCAGTGCTAGCGTCTCTTCACCTGTGGTCTTGCTGATTTTTCTAGGCGCGGGTACCCCAACAGCCTCGAGTAGCTGGGCAAACTTTGGGTTCGATGCTAGGTCTGCGTCTGTGATTCCTAGATTGGTTAGTAGTGCTTCGCGCTGTGTGCGCTCCTCATCGATAGCCTTGGTCAGCATCGTGCCGTCGAGTAATAAGCGCGGCTGCGTGTACATCTTCAGCGTCAGATCAATCAGGCGCAGTTCTTTGGCGGGGTAGCCTTGGGACAGCCGGTGAAATATTTCTTCGCACAGCATCACGTCATGCGCACAGTACTCGGCTAGCTCTGCCTCAATCTCAGGCGTTAGTTCTTCCAGTCCGTCTGTGTTGTGTACGGCGTTACCCTTGGGCGGCAGATCAAATTCTTGGGCCAGCGTTGCTAGCGAGTTTCCTGCCTCGGTTCCGCGCAGTGCGCGAGCCATGCTGAGCGTGTCCAGAATAAATACCGGATGACAGTCGTACTTCCACTCAAGGATTGATACGTCGAACTGGGCGTTGTGCGCAAGGATTGCTGTCTGGGTCCAGTCGTACTGTGTGAGCGCGTCATGCAGATCTTCGCCGTTGTACCAGCGTGGGGGTTCATCCGATCCGTACTCGTGCAGGCACGCACCAAACGCTTTGAACCTTGGATCGCGTATGTACTCCTCGGTGGTCATCTTGGATAGCGTATAGTCCGCCTTGGACCAGCGCGTTTCTAGATCCAGCGTTAGTATCTTGTTGAATGGTTTGGTCATTGGGTGTTAGTTCCACATCTCTTTTGGTGGGGCATCCACTGTGGCTCTATCAATCAGGTCTTGCATCAGAGCGTTGGCGCTGTACACTAAATTGCAAACTACGTCTGGCGCTGCGTTAAATGTTAAGACCGTCAGATACTTCTCATCCTCGTGCGAGTAAAGAAACAGCCCGCGACCCTTGGCACCTTCCTCCATACATTTAGCGACGCAGGCACTTAGCTCCATAAGCCGCTTCTCTTTGAGTTGCTCTACTTCTTTGTCGTCCATTCCAATAGCTCCGTTAGTACGTGTAGGTTGTCTTCGTTGATCACTAGGGCATAGCCGCCCGCGTCAAATATCCGCTCGATGTTGTGTTGTTGCAACGCTGTGGGTTTGTTGCTCCCGGCCTTGGCCTCGATGCCGATGAAGCGCCCGTTACAGCACACCAAGAAGTCCGGCACCCCTGAGTTCCCATACCCGGTTCCGATTGGCATCGCGTAGTAGGCACCGAACTCGTCGAGGATGGCGCGGATCTTTTTCTTGACTAGCGCTTCGGGTTTAGCTGCCATGTGTGGTTTATCTCTCCTGACCGTAGTACAGCAACGACAGTTCTTCGGCCACGAACTCAACAGCCCAAGAATCGGTATCCGTGTTCGGGTAGCCCAACAGCTTCGCTACGTATGCGTGTATGGCCGGTAAGTCTGCGTCATTACTGAACGCCTGTTGAGCGTTCGCATGGGTTACGAAGTTCTCTACTAGGCTGTCCGGCGTGTCTTCAAAGTCATCCATCCAATACTCGGGAGGCATGCGGTTGTCATAGGCGTCTTGGATTCTGTTTAGGGTTGCTTGAGTTTGGCGCATGGTGTTTGGTTAGCGTTGGTTGTTAGGTGAGGGGGGTATGTATATTCCGCGCCCCCTCTGTTCGCGGTGTAGGAGTGTGGGCAAGGTCCGAAATTCCATAGCCGGCAACCCTACCCACGACGGGACACACTAGATATACAAGCCACGTATGAGCACCGTCCGATATGCACGCCGGCTTAATCCTGTTCTGGTTTCTGGTTCTCTGAGAGATCTTCTAAGCGGTCGATCTCTCTTTGCAAGTAATAGCGTGCCTTGCGTAGGTCTTCGAGTGGCTTGCCCTTGTGGTCAGCGCGGGCTATATATTTACCCACCTGCCACAGCAGCGGGTTCTTGGGGAACCAGTCTTGGAGGACTTCAATGACTTCGTAATAGCCGAACGTGTAGTGCTTGGGGCGGTTTACTGGGTCGTTCATCTGTGGCTTTGGTGGCGTTGTGTGTGCGTAGATCATGGGCGTGCCCTTGTTTGGTTGATTGAGACTCTAGGTTAGTTTGGCTGCTTTGGTCTGTCAAGCGTTTTACAAAAATATTGGTGATCTTGGTGGTTTTGTGATGGACGGCACGATGTTGGCCCACAGTTTCGCTACGTCTGAGCGCTCTGGTTCTGGCCACTGGAGCGGGTTCTCGTCGGGTGCAAGCGTCTCTTTGAGGAACTCACGGGTCTTCAGCCTGCCAATCACGCCGTGTAGCATCGAGATAGCAGCGTCGCAGAACACGATTGTGTTGGGGTCTCCGATCTTCTTGGCGTAGCGTCGCTGTCGCTTGGTTAGGTCTATCTCGTGTCTAAGATAAGACAACCAGTCGTTCCATGCCTGTGTGCTTGGGCGCTCCCATCTCTTCTTCGAGGCTTCGCTGCACGCCTTGGACTTGCGTTTGACTTTCTGTTCGATGAGTCGTTGGGCGTGCCCCGGGCTGATGTCCCCTGTCTCGACTAGGTTGTTTAGCTCGGCAGTGGTTTGCTTTGACAGTTTACGCTCGGCGGGGTGACGACAGTCTTTGCAGTACTTAGAGTGGAACCTGATGGGGTGAGCGCCAGAGTAGCCTCTGGCGATAGCTTGGTTGCGCGAAATTAGGTAGTGGAAGAGGTGCGGGGGGAGGATTCTGTTGCATTTTGGGCAGTGAACAGCGTGGGTCATGGCCGAGACTCCTGAAAAGCTAAATAATAGCAAAAAACATTGGACGCTGGCAAACCCTTATGGGGCCTAGGTTTCAGGGTT